GGTGTAGCCGGTGTCCGGAAAGTAGGTCGGGTCGTACAGGCCGCTCTGCCAGTCACAGTCCGGCTCATCCGGGTTGCCGGAAAGGAACACGCGCGTGTCGTTTTTGCCGCCGTACAGCCCGGCAAAGCGGCATTTGTTGATCTTGTCTGCGTGTCCGCTGACGGTTTTGGCAAACGCGATGGACACATTTGCCAGACCGTTTCCGTTTGCCGGAGCAGCGGCCAGCGTTACCATACCGGTCGAGCGGTTGACCGCCGAAACGGTAACCGCCGAGCCGTTGACCTCAGCCGTAACAGCTGTTTCGTCGAGGTCGGTCGCGTCCACCTTGAACTGGGTTGCTGTGCCGTCACCGATAAAGGTGTTGATACGCTTAGGTGTCAAGAGATTTACCGCCTCGTAGCTGGTGCCGCCGCCGGTCGGCGCCGCAGAGATGGTCGTGGTCGGCACATAGGCTGTGCCGGATACGGAAACGGCTTCCCAGGCTGTATTTTTGCTGCTTTTGCGCACCGCACGATAGGTTTTGCCGTCCATCAGGTAGAGTACACCCTTCATCGTGAACGACTGAGAAAACGCCTCGTTCATGTCCGCGCACAGCTCGGTCTGCGTGCCGTCCGGCGCCCGAAAATACAGCTTTGCACCTGCGTGAACGGCACAGCCAATGCCATCCGGCATAGCGAATAACCCATAGATGGGTGCGTTAAACTGCGCCTGTGTGCGCCATCCGGTGCGCTTTACCAGAAAATCGTTCTGGTCGCAGATCATGTTCTGCATATCCGGCGAGCGGGAGAGAGACAACTTGGTCGGATGCGTGCGGCAGTCGATGCCGCCGAACCGGCTGACCACAGTCTGCTGCTCGGTCTCCGGATAGGGGAATTCGTAGCTTCGCATTAAATCATCTCCTGCACGGCGGTAAACTGCGCGGGACAGTGACTCAGCAGGCGTTCGCTGTACTCGGTTGCCGCCCAGTTAAACTTGGCCTTGTCGTCATCCGCGACAAGCAGCGCCGCCAGCCCGTACGGAAAACATTCGCGCGCCAGCCAGTCGCCGGCGGGCAGCTCCTCGGTCAGCGCCGTCATGCGCGGCGGCACAAGCAGCACGTCTTTGCCGTCAGACGCACGTTCCGCGTTCATCTCGCGCAGGCTGTTCGCTAACAGCTGGTTGAGCGCACCGAGCGCAAACTGCTCGTAATACACACCGCTGTCCGGCGTTTCGGATAAAATATTCAACGCTGCACGAAAGCATTCGGTTCCGGTCATAGGGTTACCTCCTTTGTGATGGGTTCATTGGATACAGTGAGAAGTTAGGAGAAGGAGTGAGGAGTAAACGAAGAAAAACTCCTATCTCCTCACTCCTAACTCTTATCTGCTATTTGAATTTAGCCTTCCGCTACCTCGGACGGATACGCGCCGGACTGCACGCAGTATGCGCGGATCTTGCAGCCGGTCTCCGGCGTCAGCACAGTGCCGGCAACGTAATCCTTCGCGGAATCCGAGTAGCGCGGATCCGAGCCGTCCAGGGTGTAGCGCACCTTGCCGAACGCGGTGATCTTGCCCTGGCTGATGGTCGGTGCGCTCGAGCGGCAGTCCTCATCGACCAGTGCATATACGCCGCCGCACTTTGCGCCGAGCACATACGCGTCGTAGTAGTGACGGCCCTCGATCAGCGCACCGGACACGCCGACCGGGTCCTCGTGCACCTTGGCATCCGCGATCTTGTACGGCATGAGCACGGCATCCTTGTGTGCAACGAGGAAGTACACGTCCTCCGGCAGATAGCTCTTGGGAACGCGGACGACATTCATGCCGAATACCTCGCCGCACACGCCCTTGGCGATGGACTGACGCGCCAGCACGTCCACGCCTGCAAACTCGTCCGAAGTGCACACCAGCTTGTACATTTCGCTGGTCAGATACAGATAGCGGTTGTCGTCCGGCACGAGCGCATCATCGAGCGCCTGAGAAGCATCCGCAATCTTGCTGATGATATTCGCCTTGGTCGGCTTTGCACTTTCCACAATGCTGCCCGCCATGGTGACAAAGCGCTTGAATGCGTATTTGTCCGCCGCCGGCGTGGACTTCTCATTCAGCTGCAGGCGCAGCATGTCGGCGGCGTTCTTGACCAGATTCTGATCGAGGTTGTTGCCCTTGTCGATGGTCAGGGTAAACGCCTTGTCCTGCGTCATGGTCAGTTCCTGCACCACGTCCTGCATCTCGGTCACATCGCCGTAGCGCTTGAGACCGCCGTCACGGTCGTAATCGACCTCCTCCACCGTGATCGGGGTGTAAACCTTGAGCGTTTTCACGCCGGTCAGGTCATACGTCTCCGCGGTCTTGCCCTTGATGAAGGACGCACGGGTGAATACCTCCGCAATCTGGTCGGAATACTTGCTTGCGAGATTGATAGCCATAAAAATTTACCTCCTACATAAATGTTAAATCGTGAAGTAATGAGAATGTTACTTGCCGAGCAAAGCGAGGGTGACCGGATCTGCTCCCGTGGGTTCCCCGTCCGACTGCGCCGGACCGACCGCCGCACGGCGGTTCTTCTGGTTCATCTCGAGCGCTGCCAGTTCGTCTCTCAGCTCGGCAATCTCCCACTTGCGGTACGCGGATACGAGCGAGCCTTCCTGCTGCGCCCACTCCCATACCTGCTGCGGAATGTCCTCGGGACGGACATCGGGATATTCCTCGACGAATGCGGCGTAGATCTGGCCGTTCGGCATGGCGTTTGCCGCACGATTACGACGGATGTACGCGTTGCGCCTGGAAAGTCCCTGTGCGGCTGCGTCGATCAGCTCCTCGAGCGTCAGTTCGACGATATCGCCGTCCACCTCGACCGGATAGGTCTGTGCATTTTCCTGCGGCTGGATTTCCGCCGTCTGCTCCTGTGCGAACGGATTGACCGTCATTTCCTGCTCAGGATTAGGATTCATTGCTGTTTTCTGCATTACTGTTTGCCTCCTTTTGCTGCTGTCGCTGTACGCGAAGTGCGTGCAGCAGGTCGTGTTTGCCGCGTACCTGATAATCCGGTACGTTTTCCAGATATACGAGCGGGTCGGAAATAACGCCGCTCTCCAGCAGATGATCGTTTGTCATCGTCTGCATGGTTTCGGACCAGTAGCTTGCCGCGCCGACATCCACCTGCAGGCGCATGTCCTGTCCGGCGAGTGCGGAGAAGTCGAACGTGCATTTTTCGGGTTCGCCGCCGTCCTCGTTCGGCAGAACGAGCGTGCGCACGCCGTAGTGCGCGCCCATCAGGTCAAGGAACACGCGCGCCCAGTCCTCGGTGAAGCGGTAAAACTCCATTTTGGTCAGCTCGAGCGGAGCCGCCGTTGCGTTCTGCACCGCGATAATTGCCGAGGTGTTGTCCGGATTGACCGTGCCGAGTGCGGCTTCGCTTGCGCCCATGAGTTCCGCGGTATCGGTCATCATTTGCTTGAGCAGCTGCAGCACCTGTGCCGAGATATCCGGTGCGCGGAATGCGGCAGCGATCGCTTCATTCGGGTTGCCGCGCATGCCGATCGCCTTGCCGACGTCGTTTGACCAGCCGTTCGGGAACCGCGTCATGTCGTACACGATCTTAGGGAACGCCACCTGCTTGATGCACTGGACGTACATCGAGTACAGCTTGTTGATGGCGATCTGGTTCGGAATCGCCTCGGTCAGCGGGCTTTCGCCGTGGCACGAGCCGCGCACGCGGTTCCAGCAAAGGTGCGTCACCGGATACAGCCGATAGGGAAGCACCTTTTCGCGCATTACGACCGCGTTTCGCGTGGTCTTGCAGAAGGCAATGCCGTTCTCGGTCCTGCGCATATGCAGCAGTACGGTCACACGCTCGCCGTCCGCCGAGGTGCGGTAACGATGGTATTCGCCGCTGTCCTCCGGCCGAATGGCTTCCGCATCGCTCGCAGAGATGCCGTTGGCGCGCGCTTCCTGCCGCACCTCATCTGCGTCGCGCCGCATGGCAATGATAATGTACGGCTGGCGCTGTACCTCATCGCAGGCGGCGTTGCCGAAGCAGATGTTCGTGGAATCAATCAGCTCCACCGCAATATCGCCCTTAACCGCCTGACCGGTCTCAAGCGCAGGATCAAAGTGCATGTAGAAGCATGCATCGCCGTCCACACAGGCGTTTTTCAGCAGCGGGCGGCCGAGTGCCTTGACACCCGAACGCTCGATCGCGGATGCAAACGCACGCTCGAGCACATGCGCGGTCTGCCGACCGTCCTTGTCCATGTCGAACGGCTGGGCGCGTACCGCCACATCGTCGGAGACCAGCATGGACACAAACAGGTTGACACAGCGGCGCAGCACGTTAAAGATCAGCGGGTCGAGGGACTGCACGCGCAGTCCCTCCCACTGCCTGCCGAGGTAAAACGCCTCGTTGCGCCGAACACGGTCGTATAAACCGATTGAGCGCTTGTAGTCGCGGTCGCGCTCATATTTCTTCCAGATTGCCGTCGGTGACGGATCAAATTTCATCGTTGTCCTCCTCTCGTCCGTAGTTCATCAGCGCCGCCAGATCGCGGCTGAGCGTATCCTCCGGCGTAGATTCTGCCGTGTGCTCCTTCGGCAAACGCCGCGGCAGAACCACACCGCCGGAGATGATTGCACCGGTCAGTACCAGTATCGCCGCAGACAGCGTGTAACATAAAATTTCCATCAAATCCTCCTTTGCTGTGCTAAAACCTGAGAAATTCGCCTACCTCGCAGTCATACGCCGACTGAGGGACTGCCTTAACCGGCTCGTACA